ACGCCACAATCCGTGACACTATCCAAATACTCTTCTGTCTTCTTCTGATCATCGATCGAAACACCATACTTCATGGCCATGACAGAACGCGTGCCATCAGACACATCCATCTCCAACAAGTCATTGGTGACATACTTCTCCGCATTCACCAAAATATCCTTATGCCAGCCGTCAAAGAAAGGATTGTCCTCCGGATCTATCTTGCACCCATGTGACAGTCGCACACCCAAACGCGCCAATGCTGTTAAGATAGGGCAGCCAGGATACTGATATGCAAGCGAAAGCGCTTTAGCACGCAGCAAACCCAACTGTGTATCGAAACTGGAGCGTAGGGCGGCTCCCCCACACCACCCGAACGAAGCGATTGCAGCAATCGGGTCCGTAATGATTGCCTCGCTTTTCGGGTCACACACAATCCCACAAAACCCTGATGACGCCAAATCATCATGCCATTCGATCTTGATAACAAAACCCAACTTGGCAAAAGCCTGTGCGTTGAACAAGCTCTGGTACTCTTGTGGAATAGTCACAAGACCGTCATCACCCTCAACCAAAACAGGTATATCTGGTACGACGTCTCTAAGCACGAACGTAATCAACATCAAATTTGTCCAGCCATTGCCGAAAGATGTTGACATCTCACCTGACATCCGACGCGCCAAAATCTTGGCCGTGATGTCCGTATACTTCATCACATTCGTGCCTGAACATATGTCGCGAAACTGTTCCATGCGCTTATGTGCAAGTGCATTGTTTCTAGTAAGGTGCAACAACACACTAAATTCACATATTCGCATGATCTTCCTCCTAACAGACCCTTCAAAACTTGAAAAATCTGTTTCAGCATACTTACATCCAGCACGTTGCATTCTATCACGCATGTAGGCAGCACGAGTGTGCGCCTTAACATACTTGATAAATTCTGGCATCTGGAAAATTATATGCTCACATTTCTTCATCAACGGCCCTATCCAGACCTTGACGTAATCTGTCCGCGACATTATCCCCCTCAGTGGCTTATAGGTAGGGTAACCTTCCAATTTCCCGTGACACTTATTAATTGCCCAGTACTTCAACTGGCGCATAGTCGGAAAATCAGGCATCGTCTTACGTACAGCACGCAACTGCCTCTTGCGTGGATTACTGTAATGCGTTCCTGCAAGCCACTCCTCAAACGCCTCCCAGGATGAAAAATCTTCATCTGGCCTGAGGCCGTTATCACCCACACGTATCTCGTTCTGACACATGCAGTGATGCGCGAAGTCATGAAAACACCCTGGCAAATGACTCATGTC